TCCACATCCGCCACCGTGAATGCCGATGCATTGGTGAAGGTATGAATCCCGATCTTCCCTGCCTCGATCTGAGCCAGCAGCCCGGAGATGTTCTTATCATTCTTACTCTTTGCCTGGGACAGCTTCGGATTCTTTCCCACGCACTTGATACTCTGCCTGCCTCCGATCTTTATGCTGTTCGATGTAATGCAGGCATACTTCGTAGCGTCCGCTTGTCCGCCGGAAAAAGATAAGATATCCCCCACATCCAGCGCCGGATTCCCGATGGTATCCGAATCAAACGGAACATAGTTCACCACGGCCAGATCATTCAGGATATTTGTGCAAAGCTGCCGCCTGGTCTCTTCCAGACCGAACTGCAGAAGCGGATTCACGCCCAGATTCATCGTCAGCCCGTCATCCGGATCCAGTGCGTAATACTCCGCAATCTGTGTCCGCAAGTTCGTAGAACTTACTGCCGTATATCTCGTGATGAAATCCGAAAAGCTGGATGAGAACCTGTGCTTCCGCTCTACTGTCAGCACCGGCGTATTTCCATACTTCCGCAGTTCCAGTTCCCCGGCTCTGTTGATCACGAAAAAACCGCCAAGCACTTGTCCCACATAGAACAGCACATCGCGGTAAGTCTCAATGTCATTATCCGAATAGATGGACAGGTTCTCCGTCCCGTTCGGCATTGCTTCAATCGTTGCCCTGTCCTGAGCCAGTATTACCTCACAGGCAGTAGAGCATAGCACCATGAAGTCATAAGCGTTACCGATAGATTCCAGAGAAGAAAATGCCTTCTCGAACCGAACCATGTAGTCATAGGCTTTGATCTCCAGGCACTTTGCCTTCCTGTTCGCCTCCGATACTTCAAAGATCCCCATCGGAATCCGCTCATAAGAGCCGCCTGCCACCTGCAGATGATAGAACAGCTCCACCTTCGCATCTTCCAGCGTGTACCTGTTAATCTCAGAGAAAAGAGAAATCCCCATCTCCGCAGCATACACTGTTCCCAACTCAATCTCCGTGGATCCGCAGCACTGACTGGTAATATATCCGCTGCCCTTGACCATATCATCCTGATCAAACTCATAAACTGTTCCAGCAGTCGTAGTGATCCTGCCCGTCCAGTAATATTTTCTTGTATTCGCCTTCACTGCTTCAAGGAAGGCATTGCTCACTGGATACATACCCGCCCTCCTTAAAACTCTTTCAGCGTGAAGGAAACCTCCCACAAGCTCCCATAGCTTGTATCACTGACAAGCTTCACCTGATACCCGTCAATATACATCTGCGTATTCACGATGTTCATGGTCTCCATATCCAGATAGCCCACCGTGATACTCGCCAGCTTCTTATATGCTGAAAACTTATTCAGCCACTTTTTCGACACCCGGAAGGTCACTCCGATCTGAACCACGCCTTCACGGACAACATCCCTCTGTGTGGTTCCTGCTTCCGTCACGCCTCCGCTGTCTGCCTCCACATCCGATAAACTCACAGAATAAGAGGCAGGCATCGGGATATTCTCATTGTTAAAAACAAGATACTGTAAATGAGCCATCTTACCTGCCTCCACTTCTTAGATTCATTCTCTGCTGAGCCGTAACCACGATCTCATCAATCATGTCACCGCCGATATAAACCGGGATCACAATATCCCCGGCAGTGCCTCCACCGGCAAGAGCCGTTTTCAGCGCCGTATTGATACCGGAGATCAGATCACTTCCTGAAACACCGGCTCCGGCATAACCACCCTGAGCAGCCATCACTCTCGGAGTGACGGTCATATCAGCCGTAACACCGTTCATAGCGTTCTCGATCATGCCCCGGCTCTTCTCAATACCCTTCGCCAAGCCTCCGATAAAATCAGGCATCCACTTCTCGTAATCCGTCAAAGGACCTTCATCCGGCACGGAGAAATGCAGGAAGCTGCGGATCTTATCCGCAACCGATGAAACCGCATCCCCGACCTTGCCGATCATGGATTTGATACCGTTCACAATACCTCCGATAAAATCAGCTCCCCACTGGAAGGCTTCCGATGCCAGGTTCTTCACGAAATTGATAGCCTTGTCAAATCCGCTCTTCACCGCGCCATAGATATTTCCGCAGACATTCTTGATGCCATTCAGCATCGCATTGAACGCATTGGAAACAGCATTCTTTATGGCATTGGCCGCATTCGATACCGCAGACTTGATATTGTTCCACGCTGTCGTGACTGCATTCTTGATACCGTTCACGATATTTGTGATTGTGGTCTTAATGCCATTCCAGACCGTTGTTACCACGGACTTGATCGCATTCAGCACCGTTGTGATAGCGGTCTTGATACCATTCCACGCCGTACTCAGGAAAGTGGAAATAGCCGTCACCACTGTCGTGATAACCGACTTGATTTCGTTCCAGATCGTGGTGAAGAAGGTTTTTATCGCATTGAACACTGTAGTCACGGTATTTTTGATTGCGTTCCAGGCATTTGTCAGGAAGGTGCTGAGCGCATTTACCACAGTCGTGAAGATATTCTTGATACCTTCCCAAAGCCCGGTAAAGAAATCCTTGATCGCATTCCAGACCGTAACAGCAGTGGTCTTTATAGCTTCCCACGCCGCCTGGAAGAATGCCTTCAGCGCCTCCCACACGGCAATAGCGATCTCTTTGATGCTCTCCCACAGGTCGATCCAGAACTGCCGGAACTCTTCACAATTGTTCCAGAGATAAATGAACGCTGCCACCAAGGCAACAATCGCTGCGATAATCAGCACATACGGATTCGCCGCGCATACCGCATTGAATGCAGCAAATACTCCCTTCGCTGCATTGATCACACCTGCCAGCTTCGGAACCAGAGTCATAATGGTACCGACCGCAGAGATGACTTTACCGACTATGATCAGTATCGGTCCGATTGCAGCCGCCACCAGGGCAATCGTCACAATCACCTTCCTGGTACCTTCATCCATCGAATTGAGCCAGTCCACAAACTTCTGGATCCACCCGACAATGGTTCTGATCGCAGGCATCAACAGTTCTCCAAAAGAGATAGCCAGTTCCTGCAACTGTGATTTCAATATTGTCAGCTGACCGGCAAGGTTATCCTGCATGGTCTCCGCCATCCCTGCAGCCGTTCCGTCACAGTTCGCAATGGCAGATGAAAGCTTATCAATATCTCCTTCCCCGGCGTTCATCAATGCCAGAAAACCGGACATCGCATTCTTACCAACAAGGCTTTCAGCCGCCTGTGCCTTCTCTGATTCTGTCAGACCAGCAAACGCCGTCCGGCAATCAGCCAGGATATCTGACAGATCTCTCATGGAACCGTCAGCATTGGTAGTTGCCACCGTCACCTCTCCGATAGAAGAACCACAGATCTTCACATCACCGGACAGGTTATTCATGATCGTCCTCAAAGCCGTACCTGCCTGAGAACCCTTGATGCCGGCATTGGCCATCAGACCGATCGCTTCCGCCGTATCCTCCGCAGAGAAGCCCAAAGCACCGGCAATTGGAGCGCAATACTTGAAGGTTTCACCCATCATGGAAACATTCGTGTTGGCATTACTACTTGCCGCTGCAAGGATATCCGCAAAGTGGCCGGAATCAGATGCAGAAAGTCCAAAAGCTGTCAGCGCATCCGTTACGATATCAGATGTAGTTGCCAGATCCTCACCGGAAGCCGCCGCAAGGTTCATGACGCCTTCGATGCCTTCCAGCATATCCTCCGTCTTCCAGCCTGCCATCGCCATGTAGTTCATGGCTTCCGCAGCCTCAGATGCGGAGAACTTTGTCTTGGATCCCATCTCACGGGCTTTATCTCTTAAAGCATCAAAGTCTGCGCCTGTCGCGCCGGACACCGCCGCCACTTTACTCATGGCAGAATCAAAATCAGCGGCTGTTTTCACCGCCGCCGTACCAAGTCCAGCCACAACCCCTGTCACAGGAAGGAACTTCTTCCCGACATTCGTGATATTATCCCCGACCGTCTTCAGCTTCTCACCCTTTGCGGCGATTTCCTGAAGAGCCGTTGCAGAACTCTTTGCCTGTTCCTCCAAGGATTTCAGCTTTGCCTCTGTCTCAGCAATCTCCCTCTGCAGACCGTCATATTGTTCCTGTGTAATCGTGCCATCTTTCAGTGCCTGATCTGCCTGCTCAGCTGCCGTCTTTAAGGTCTCCAGTTTTTCCTTTGTTTCCTTAACTGCATCTCCCAAGAGCCTATGCTTCTGTGCAAGCAATTCCGTATTTCCCGGATCAAGTTTCAGGAGCTTATCGACATCACGCAGCTGGCTCTGAGTGTTTCTGATCTCTGTATTTACGCCCTTCAAGGCAGTCTGTAATTTGGTGGTATCGCCGCCAATTTCAACGGTGATACCCTGGATCCGTCCAGCCATCTATGTCCCTCCTTCCTGATTTTGGGTAAAAGAAAAAGACCGGTTTCCCGATCTTCTCCCAATTATTTCTTTTCTGACATTATCCTATTCTGATAATATCTGTACCTACTTTTTCCTGAAACCTGACATCATGCTCTACCAAAAGCATGGTAGGCTTATATTGCAGGATCAGTTTTTCTATCTGCATCCGTGAGAACACATCAATAAAATTTAATGGTTCATCCCAAATATATAAGTGAGCCGGCGTGAGCAGACTTGCTGCAATCAGTACCTTCTTCTTCTGACCCTCCGAAAAGTCCTCCATATTTTTCACAAACTGTTCCCGTCCAAAATCAAGCTGCCTTAGCACCGCAAGAAACAGACTTTCATTAAGCCCTTTAATCTCACTGTATTTCCGTAAAGTACCTGACAAAAAAGACGTATCCTGATTGACATACGATATAGTCATGCCGGATGCAACATCCAGATCTCCTGATATGAGTAACCCCGAATCGGCTCCCCACTCCCTAAAATCTGCCTTCTGCAATATCGCCTTCAGAACACTCGATTTCCCGCATCCATTCTCACCAGAAAGAATTATTCTTTCGCCTCGCTTAACCTGAAAACGCAGGCCTTCAAACAGTGGCTTCTCAGATTCATATCCAAGCGACAGATCATTCACATTGATAAGCACCCCCTTATGGAATTTAAGCGGTTCTATTTTCAGATCTGATACTCTCTCAATATCTTGCAGAAGACCTTCTTTCTCTTCAATCTCGCGTCCAATACGCTGCTCATAGGATTTCACACGAGCTTGCATCTTCTTGGTTTTTGCGCCAATAAAGGATCTGGTTGCGATGCTCCTGTCATGCTCCTTTACGGGATCAAATCCTATCTTGGAATTTTCATTCTTATCTGCCCACCGGCTGCTCCTGTCAGCCGCTGCTCTCAGCTTGCCTATCTCCTTAAGATGCTTTTCATTTTCCGCCTGCTGAAATGCGTCCTTCTTTTCCTTATTCTCCCACCATGTTGAAAAATTGCCTGCCTGTATCTCGATTGTAGACCTGTTCAAAACAAGCACATGATCACATACAGCATCCAAAAGATCCCTATCATGTGATACAAGGATAAACCCCTTTTTTGAAGCCAGATACTCTTTTATAATATCCCGTGCCTTGGTATCCAAATGGTTCGTAGGTTCATCGATCAGAAGGAACTCATTCTCTGCCGCAAACAGCACTGCCAACATCACTCTTGTCCGCTCTCCGAAGCTAAGCGTACCAAATGGTCTGTATAAGCATTCCGGATCCATCTTAAGCTCATTCATCTGGATCAGAACCTGCCAGATTTCAATCTGTGGTTTCCATCTCTCTATGAGATCAACTGCATTTTTTGTCAGATCTGAATCAAATACTGTATACGGAAAATAATCAAAGCAGGTAGATGTCTTAATATTGCCATGGTAATCAAATCTTCCCATAAGAAGGTTTAGCAGAGTTGTTTTACCCTTACCATTTCTTCCGATCAGCCCCAGCTTCCAGTCTGTATCAATGTTAAAATTCACATCTTTAAGAACATCGTCCGCGCTTCCGTCATAGGAAAATGTCAGGTCCGTCACTTGTATCTGTGCCATACACATCACCTCCGATATTTTTAATGGCACAAAAAAATCTGCTCCAAGCCGAAAGCAGATTACACGTACAAATGAAGACCCAATATATGCCGAAAGAAAGCATCACTTCAAGATGGCTTCAAAATGAATACGATAATCCAATTCGGCATACACAAACAGACCTTTTCAGGCCATAATATTTTCGTTCGCGTTTACCAAATCAAATTATCTATTCTTCATTTCCTCACCCACACACAAGATGCGTGCCTTTCTTCTATTTTCCTTTAGTATAATACTACTAATCCATACAAATATCAATTAAAACTTATCCATGTCATCCTGGCTGGCTGTGTAAACCGGAGGCACATCATCAGCCTGAAGCTCACTATACATATCCAGTAAGCATCCTATCGTCAGCAAATCCATCTCACTGATATGCACGCCCAGCTGCACCGCCCTTAAAAGTAAGAGCGGCGTTGTCATTTCCCGGTCAGTCGCTCGAAGTTTTTTTTACTCTCCACCTGCGTCTGCACATTCAAGCCCCAAAGCTCGATAATCTCAGGAAGCACCTGATAAATGGAAAAAGTCCCGAACTGATCCAGCCATTCATCCGGCGTATCAGGAACATTCTGCGGATCCGCGTGTTTCGCCATGATGTAGCTGATATCCTCGAACAGTTCCAGCGAAAAAGAATCCAGCGCGGAATTTTCCGGATCATTCTCATCAATGCTCTTCTGCAAGTCATGAAGATCTTTGTAGATATCCCTGTGGAACTTGTTCCTGTATATTCTCGGAATGGCTGCCGATGCCCTGAAAGTCACATCATTGCCATCAATATTCACTGTCTTTGTAAGTGCCATTTCACTTTCCTCCAATCATAAGAATGGGCAGAGCCGAAGCCCTGCCCTAAAAAACACTTATCAACCCTGTCCGTTCTTTGTCACCGTCACGGTATATGCCGTGCTGGTGCATCCGGTCTTACTTGCGATCACCGTCACGGTATTGGTTCCGCTCTCCCAAGTTGCATCATCGCCGCTGGTATGAGCCACACCATTTACCAGAATCGTAACCGCCGTTCCGCTTGCCGCCGTCGCAGATACCGCATCCTCATCATTCACGGTCTCAGCCGTATAAGAAGTGGTACCGGCATCAAAAGCAGGCGTAAGCTGAAGACTTCCGATTGTGATACCGGTAAGAACCGCCGATACCTGAGCGCTTTCCGTCTGATAAACACCCGAATACCATCCGTTGTAAACCGCATCGGAAGTATTCGCTCCAGTCTTCACCTTCACAAGTCCGTTCGGAAGCGGAGTCGCCGTGATCTCCAGCTTCTCAGTCTGGACTTCCTTGGAATCCTCATTGGTCTTGCCCTCGATCGTAGGTCTCGCAGCGGTACAGTAATACATGCAGTGCCTGATCTTTTTCTTATCCCCGGAAAACTCAAAGAGCAGGGCGAAATGCTCAGGCTCCACCGTGGAATCCTCCACCATGACGCCGTTCGCATCCTCAGTCTCTTTCAGGATATCCTTCCTGAAGCTTTCAGGAATCAGCGCGATTTCCAGATCGCCGGAATAACCGTTGTTCGCAACTGTGGTGTAATACACCATATCGTCCGCATAGAACGGCTCGGTATCCTCTTCAGGATCCAGCGACAAATTCACTGCACCAGGAATGGCTACCGGTGTAGCGAAAGTAACTTCATTCGTATCCGGATCAAGAGTTGCCTTGGCATAGTGGCAGTTCTTAAGTCCGAATTTCACCTTGTTATTTGTACTCGGCATAATAAACCTCTCTTTCCGCTATACCGTCATCTGGTACAGCACTTCGTATAGTTTCTCTGATTCGATCCATACCTCAGATTTGTTCCAGAACAGTTCGTGGGCATTCAGCACAGCCTCGACCCTGTCTTCAATTTCCGGATCCTTCTCATCGGTATAAAGTTCAATGCTCAGGTTGGAAAACTCCATGTACACCACGTTATCCGCAGCGAAGTTCTCCGAACCCGGAAATAAAAAGCAGATGAATGGCGGATCAGGACTTTCCCCTTCCGCGAAATGGTCATACGCAAATGGGATCTCCGTTTCAGCCAGCATCTGCATTACATCTTCATGCGTCATCCTTCTTCCTCCCGATCTCGATAATGCATTCCGCAGCATGACGGCAAACCGGGCAGTTATACGGATAACCATGACAATCCTCGCCCCTCCGGGTACTGTGGTAAATAGCAACGCCAAACACCGCAATCCCAAGAGCGATCACGAATAACAAAAGCAATATCTCCATTTCTAACCGCCTTTCTGCAGGTCACGCTCGATATCCCTTGTCAGCTGCTCGATACCCGCCTGCTCCGCCGGCGCGATGTGAGGGAACGCCCTTGTCCTTCCACCGCCGCGCTTCGCATGGCCAAACTCCAAAAGATGTGTCAGCTGGTATCGTTTGGAATGCACCACAATCTGGATAGAATCCGATGTTTCCCTGGTCTTCTTCACCGCCCAGCTCTTGGAATACTTACCCGTCTTCTTCGGAGCCGTGCTTTCGATCTGCTGCTTTACGGTCTTGCCCGCCTTCTGGACATCCTTCTTCAGGTCCTCCGCAGCAAGCTTCGCGTATTCCTCCATGCCCTTCATCACGGTATCCGCCAGCTGGTCAATCTTTATCGTCTGTGCCATCAGCGCCGCTCCTTCCTGCAGGTGAACTTCAGTGACTTCTTCCGGAAGTTCATATGGTCGATATTCACGATGTTGTAAATCTCACCCATGAACATCACCCGGAAATGTGTGGAATCAATCGCAGCAGCCTTCTGGCAGTACCGGATGGTAACCGTCATACTGAAATCCTCAACCGTAGTTCCGGCAACCTGTTCTTCCTTGGAACTGGCCAATCCTTCACCTCCGATGGTGGCGAAGCAGGTATAATAATCCGTCCAGGCATTCTTGTGATTCCCGTACTTGTCGGTCACGGTCTCATTCTGCTGGAATGTCACCTTGGATCTTAAAGCTGCCACATCCATCAGAATCCCTCCTTCCGGCTCCCGAATAACAGAGCCCTAAGTGTCAGATCCATTGCATGATGGTCAGCCTCTTCCCGGTGTTCGTACAGGTAAGCCACCGTGAACATCACGGCGATCTTCCCGTTCGGACAGTCAGCCAGATCATTCTCATCATCCGTCCGCAGGATATCCATGCACTGCTTCACGCCTGCTGTTATGAAGTTTTCCAGCAAAGAATCATCATCCTCGAAATCGATCCTCAAATAATTCTTCATCTCATCCACAGTCACGATCATCTGACATCACCTCACAATAAGGGCGGCAGATTACTCCGCCGCCCCATACTTCTTACGCAGGCTCCACAATCTTGATCTTGTAAGCCGTTTCAGCATACCCGTCAGCCCACAGAGTGAAGTTGTCAACGGATCTCTCCGTGTTATCACCTGCAAGCACAAGGTCAGCCGCAACCCAGCGGACAAAATATCCCGCTGAAAGATCACAGGCCGTTGCCTCAGCGACATCCTCATCACCCATGGCAGAACCGTTGTAGTACAATCCTGTAATCGGAGAGATACCGACACCAAGACCGATACCCAGCCACTTGTGAACGCCCCAGCCATTGCCACCATCAAAATCCTTAAGGTTCTTCACCTTATCGGATAATGTGATCGAGATCTCATGGGTATCGTTATCCACCGCAACACTGTAAATCTTGCCGGTGTTATACTGGCGATCCGCATGACCGGAAACGCTGTCCGTTACCGCCGCATACTGCATGGTGAAAGCATCGCCCACCATAAGTCCGGCATTCTTCAGATTCGTAATCAGCGTATTCAAAGTTGCGCGGACTTTCGCAGCTGAATCACTGGTCACATCAGCCGTGCTCATATTCGGAAGCAGGCCGTTGTCATATACGATCTTTCCTCCGATATGGGTGACCTCGCCGCCCTGCTCCGTATAATTCTTTGCGTTGTATTCGCTCATCTCAAACCTCCATATCCGGGCTGCCGCTTTTTACACGGCAACCCCATTGTCTGCTATCCTTACGCCTTCATCTTCAGGAGCTTGATGCCTTCAGGAAGGATTACCTTGCCGTCAACACGCTCTGTTGCGACAAAGCCAACCTGTCCGTTAGTGCTGTAAAGCTCGTTGAGTCGCTGTACGGTCCTGCCGGAACGGTCAGCGATCCAGTAATTCTTGAAATCACCGAACGCAACAGAGAAAGCACCGGCTTCCATCTGCGGTACATAAGGACTTGTATAAAGGTCATAGCCCAGGAGCTTGTCCGGCTCACCCGCCTGAAGGGAAGGCTGCCAGAGATAAACGCCGTTGCCGTCCTTCAGCTTTCTGATTGCGGAAATGGTCGCATCATTCGCAAGGAACTTCGCGTTTCTGCGGTAAGGACTCTTCAGCGCATAGACAAGGCTGATAAGCTCATCCGCAGTCACAGCGGTAGAAGATGCGGCAGTCACGCCCACCTGTCCGCCGTTCGCGGTAAAGATACCCGTAGGCTGACCGGTTCCGGTACCCACGCAGAACGCCTCTTCCTCGGCGATACCGAACGCCCTTGCAAACTCATTCGCAATGTAGCTTTCCAGATCGAACATGGAATCCTGAAGAAGCTCAATGGAAACCTTCACAAGATCCGTAAGCTTAAAAGCATCAATAGTCTTCTGGTCGAAAGAAGGATCGCTCTCGGTATAAGCGCCATTCTCAGCCGTCCACTTAGCCTCGGAGTGGGTAGCCGCAACCGGGATCTTTCTTTCAGCACTTGTGGTAATGACCTTCGCAAGACCTCTCACCACGTTCGCCTCATCCAGTCCCATCACGATCTGTCTCTCAAACTCTTCCGGCACAAGGTAGCCGCCGTCCGCCTGCACGCCCTCGGAAAGAACGTTATGCACAAGCCTCTTTCCACGGAGATGAGCGCCGAAATCTTCCTTGTAGGCATTGGAAGCACGCCCGATCTTCTCATCCGGCTTCTGCATCGCAGGTCTTCCGGTAAGAGGCATATTCACAGGCTTATTGAACTCAGCCTCCCTTGCCTCGGCTCTCTGCTGGCGGTCGATAGCCGCAGTCAGATCCTCGATCTCCTGCTCCATACGGCTGTAAGTCGCGTTATCCTCCGCAGACAGAACGCCGTTTTCATTCTCGTGGGTATCCACAAAGTTCTTCGCGGTCTCCCACACCTTCGCTCTCTTCTCGATCATATCTTTGATAGTCATAGCTCGATTCCTCCTTAAATGAATCTCTTGATAAAGTTCAGGCGTTCCCTG